GTATTTTTATATGGATTAAGTTCTCTCTCTAAAGCCTTTAATCTGTCTTCATCGTTAAGTATTAGTGTCCTGTTTCTTGGGTCGTAATATCTATCCAAATCCCTATGCTTATTAAGTCCGTATTTTTCTCTTAATTCATCGCCTGATGATTTTTTAGGAGTTTTTATTTTTGCTCCATATGCCGGAGTTCTAGTATACAAAAAGTCAGCAAATTTGCCTCTTAGAGAATATTTCTCTAATTGATGTTCATAATATTTATTAGCTTCATCATATTTTTTCAATTGGTCTCGACGATATGCTTTTTGGTCTTTTTTTACTAAAGTATTTAATAGTCGGTTAAATGGAGTATTTTCCCAAAAACCCTCTGGGTTCCATGTCGGATCATCAGCATGTTTGGGGATTTCATATCCTGCTTGATATAAAGCGTCTGCTACTACGCCAGCTAGTCCCCACTCTGCTACACCAGCTTTTATATAACCAAATTTCCCAAACATTTTTGCGTTGAAAGTTCCCTCCACTGCTTTGGTTGCAACATAATAAGATCCTGTTCCAACATATCCAGCGTTAACATCTTTTTCGTCTATTGCTTTGGCAATACCATATCCAACAGATGCATGTCCTGCTTCAATAGGTTTTAAATCTTTTGCAATATTTGTTGCTGTAGAAGTATGAAACTTTTTTAGTTCATAAACAATCTGTTTTAATATAGCATTACGAGCATTAACAAGTTTATCATATGATTGTGATAAATTATTATTTGGTTTATCTTTATCTGTCATTATTGTGTCCTTCACTTCATTATTTGTTTAGACAATTTATATGTTTGCGCAAATAGATTAAATACTATTAAAAAAGTTATAGCTAAAATTATTGAGATTAAAATAGTTTTAATAAAAATTATCTTTTTAGTAAAAAAGAAAACATCAATTATTTGATGCAAAATTAAATATATCGATAAACTTATAAAAAATTCTAATTTTGCATTAAATATGAATTTTCTTAATAAAGGGAAATTTAATATATCTTTAAATTTAAAATTATCAGAATAAAGACATGGAACAATAATAAAAATGGTAGAACCTATTTGATTCATAAAATTGTACAAATATTCTAAATAATTGTTATGAATCATCTTAGCTAACACACCAATCGGTAATATAAAAAAACAAGAAATTATAAAATATATTAATATACCGATTGAACATATGAATCCATATCGAAAATATCTTAATATATCTAGTTTCCAGCTTGGGAGAGAAGGATAAATATTATTAATTTCATTATGCATAAATTGACTTAAATATCCCAGTAATAAAGACCACAAAGGAACCAATATTATAAAACTATATAATTTATAATCATAATCTATTGCTGAAAAACTTAAGACACTTAGTACAATTAATCTAGGCAACCAATCGTATCCACTAAAAGGTAACAAAAATGCTCGTTTTATATCAAGTTTCATTATTTACCCCCTTAGATATTAAAATAATGTTTTAATAACATAGCCACAATAACTAATATTATTATTAAAATTATTTGAAAAAGTTCTCTAATAATTTTATTAATAAATTTATTTTGGAAAATTTTATTGAAAGGAAAATCTTTTAGAGAATATCCAATTTTGCTGCTAACCCATAGAATTACAAATGTCCCTAAAAAATATATTATTAAACCTAAAATGTCATTAATAATAAGATCTGGAAAACTCATATCAGCATAAGGTATTGCAAAATTTTCGGTTAATTTAATATTAAATAATTGAATTAAAGCTAAATAAAAACTAATTCTAAAAATATGTCCTTTATTTAGCTGCTCTTTGTATTTTGCGCTATAAATTATACAAATTAATAAAATAGCTAATAAAAACGCTAGAGAATACACTATATCTATTGCAATACTATATTTAAAGAATGTTTTGTATAAATTAATAGAAAACTTTTTAATAAAAACTAAAATAATAGCCCATACATAGGTTAAAGCCCCATATAAAGCATAAATTAAACCACTTAAAATTATGGGCTTTTTAAGCCATACTAAATGTTTGTCATCACTAAATGGAAAATATATAGCTTTTTTAATATCAAGTTTCATAATTTACCTTGTTTTACTTTGTGTTAACAGGAGTAACCACTGACGGATAACCGCCAAATCTTGTTACATTGCTTAAAGCCTGACATCTTGTAAGTGTTTTATCGCATTTTGATTCAGCTCCGGCATATTGGCACCTGCTGTCTTTGAATTTAAATTGACAGTTTATATCATAGGTCATGTTTGGGCTTACTGTAGAATAGCTATAAAGTGGTCTTTCCACATCAAAACCACAATAATACTGCGATAATTGAATATTATTAATCAATCCATCAAAAAGCAAGACCGGACTGTCAATTATCGGACTTCTACAAGTCCACACCGCCGTTCCGTCATTAACCGTATTTCCTATTGTAGTAGGCCATGTCGGTTCGCTGCTGTTTGAGGTTCCTGCTGTTGTGCATTCGTAAATATAGCTGTTCAATGCAGACGGAACAACAAAATTTCCTAAAGAATATGCGTTGGAGTTCTTTCTGGCATTAGGATCACCATTAAATATAATTTCTTCAACTTTACAACTTTTGTTGGTTAAAACATCCCCACCATCTGCAATTAAACCTGCAAATTCTTGAGCAATATCTGAAACAATGATGGTTATTTTTTCACCGTTTCCGTCTAATGAAGTCTCAATATCAGACATTTGAACCAAACGTGCATTATATGTATTTCCGCCGATTATCAAATTAGCAACGGAATCATTCACCAAAATTCTTTTTGTGCTGCTATCTAAAGTTATACTAATAAGCGTTCTTGTTTTTAAAACTGATTTAGCTATTTCTGTTTTTTGATTTGTAGTTAAACTTTTTCCCATTATTCAACCACCTGTACTAAAGTAAGACTAAATGTTGCGTAACCCATTTCTAAAACACTAAAATCAAGTTGGTCAGTATCAAATCTTACAAGATAAGTTGCGCCATCTCCGCCTTTACTTGAATCCCAAACCCAGTTAAAAGCATTCTTTCTGCCTTTTTGACTTATAAAAAAGGTAATTAATGAATCTCTGTCAACTTTGTTTTTTTCAAAATCAAGCGACCACTTCTTTCTAGGGGTTGTCCATACATCACGTCTTTGTTCTTTTCCTGTAAAAGTTTCATCCACTAAAGTATTAAACTCTACTGAGGAAATATGTGCCTGTTTATATGGAAAATTGAATGTATCTGTCATTATAATCTCCTTTAAAATTAATATTAAATACTTGCAGCAGTTTCATTGATAACGTCTTCTCGTATTTTTCCGTTATTAACTGTGGCTATAGCAAGTCCACTAGCTGATACTATGGCATAATTCTGGCATTTATAAGAAACTTGAAGCGAACCAACTTTGCATTTGTAAAGTTTCATGTGAAAATCTCCAACTTCACCGGAAGAATAATTAACTTTACCTTCCAGTTTAAAGTATTTAGGGGCACTGGTATTGCTTAAAGTATAAGTATTAACCTGATTCGGCGTTGTGCCTGTAGAAGCAATTGAACCGCCTTCAAGGATTGTGAGAACATCAAGATTAACTTTTGCATTGCTAAATGCCCAACTTACTGAATCAAACTGAGAATAATAATCTCCGACTTTTTCATCGCTGTAAAGAGGTTTTTCTGTGTAGTTATTAGATAAACTTATATTTTGAATCCCCGGAACATCTATTGCTGTCCCATAAGTTAAAGACCCTGATGTATCTGCTGTTAATTCGGATATTTTAGCGTCATCAATTCCTAAAAGAACCGCTTGTTTGCTTAAAGTCATTTATATTCTCCTTATTAATTATCTCTTGAGGTATTAACTACAAAATTAAACACGAAAACAGGTCTATTAGTGTCAGTTGTGGAATAATGAGGAGGTTGAGCGGCAATTATAAACATCTGTCTGCCGTTGCAAGATTTATAACCGCTTTCTGTTCCAATTAAATCGTTATAAACATCCCAGATTTTGCCTTGTCCATTAGAATAACTGGTATTTCTTACTGTTATTGTAACAGTTTGCTGAATATCCGAAATTCCCGGAGGAATAAGAGCTTGGTTTGTAAGAGTATTTAGCGAGCTTGTCAGAACGCTGTCGGCAGTTGTAATAACAATAACATTATCGGGAGAGCTTGGCATAGCACCTAATGCAATATTTG